AAGGAAGAAGAGAAACCTAAGAAGAAATCTAAAAAGACTAAGCCTAAGAGTAAGACTAAGGCAAAGTCTAAAAAGAAAGAAACTGTAAAGAAAAAGGTTTCTACTAAAAAGAAGACTACAGAGAAGCAGAACCTTTAGTGCGCTGTTCAATTACAAGACGACCATTTCCATCGTCGAATGCAAAAACAGCAGCAACATCGTCATTGATTTGCTTTGCAACAACAACAGTTTCAAGAGCTGTTCCAGTTACAAATGTTACATTAACTGTATTAACTTTAATTGTCTTTGAAGTCGCAGTAAAAACAAACGGGCCAATCTCATCGCCACGAGCACGACCAGCCTGTAAAGACGTAACAGTAATAGAATCAGTATCAGGAATATTCGGAATACTGATTAAAGGAATACCAAACGGTCTTGCAACTTCACCCTCAAGAGCACGATCACCAAGAGCCGTCTGACGATCCGCATTCTGTTCCATCCAATCTTCCGTAATTGCATCCGAAGTGAAAAAACGAAGGTTTGCACGATTCGTTTTATATTGCTTCGGAAGCCTACGGAGAGCGGCCATTAAAAGACCCTTAGTAATATTCGCACCATTAGCATCAATAATATGAGCCGATTCACTTTTAAGTGCCCAACCATCATTCGCTTTCAACAGAAGCGAACGGGGATCGGTTGCAGTAATCGTCTCATCACCTTCAATTCCAAGAATCTCAACATCCTGACCAATACGACGAGCAGCCATTTCCATGAGAGTTTGTTCAAAATTATTTTGCTCAATGTTCTCTTGGAAAGTTTCAGTCGGAATGTTCCAACTTGAAGTAATTTTCTTTGAAGCCAAAGTAACAGTATTAAACTTCGGCGACCAATCATTTCCGCTGTCAGTGTTTTCTGCACCGGAGCGAGTAATCGGTTCACCGAGATTTAACTTATTTGTTTCTTGAGTACCTTGGGTCATACGAACAGTACGAACCATAGGCAGCAAAGCAGTTGCTTCACGAACGAGTCTGACAAAAGCCTCAGACTGCTTATCGTTCAGAGCACCACCTTGCGCAAGAACTGAAGTAGTAATTGCTTTTTCAAGAATTTCTTGATTTGTAGACATCGACTACAATCTCCTTTTACTTTTAAATCTTATGATCTATAATTAAACCTTAAATCTACCCTTCCAAACATTCTCTTCAACATCATCATTATCACTATCATCATTAATTCGACTACTCTTTTGACGATTCTTGGAAATTTTCTTAATACTCTTATCCAACTCTCCAAGAGCAGCAGAAAAAGCATCAACCAATTTAGTGTTATTTTGGCTGATATTCTTTTCCAAAGAAGTCAAGCGGCTGTCAAGATCAGCACTTTCATCCTTATTCTCTTCACCATCATCATCGTCATCATCTTTATCATCATCCTTCTTTTCATCTTCTTTTTCAATTCCGATTTCTTTTAAGAAATCGGAAATCATATCACGAACAGACTTAAGCTGTTCAGTTCTTTTTTCCTCAATACCATCTTTGCTCTTATGAACTTCACGAAGTTCAACAAGCATATCAGTTACGATACCAGCAAGCTTCTCTTCTTGTGAAATATTGTCTTTATCATCAGCCTTCTTATCGTCATCTTTCTTCTTATCATCATCCTTGTCTTTATTAACATCGGCATCGTCAGTCTTTTTCTTGTCAGTATCAGGCATCGAATTATCTCCGTTATCTTTTTCGATAAATTCTTTAAACCAATCCATGTTGATCCCCTGGTCTTCGTGGAATTTCACAAATTCACTTTCATTGAAAGTAAACTCTTGATCTTCATCGTCAGTAACACTTTTTAAAGCTTCAGGAACTTCCTTATCAAACTCTTTATAATGCTTGCGTAAATGAGAAGCAATACCAGGGCGATCACCTGAAGGAACATTCAAACCACCGCGAGCACCAGCGAATACTGCACCAGCAGCAACTACTCCACGGAAGAAAACTTTAAGCGTTCCATCCTCATCAATCTTATGATGCGGAAGTTTATGAGAAGTTTTATTTTCAGGATTACCAGAATCAAACCATGTGTGGACACGTCTAAAAAGTTTTATTCCACCACGGTCAATTAACTTATTCCCATCAGCAGATGAAAAACTCCAAGACTTTTTAACATCTGCTTTTGGAGTTGAAGAAAAAGGAACAACCGCTTTGTCTAATTCGCGGTCATTCATTGATTTTATCATCGCTTCCCTGAATCCAGTTCTAGGATTCGCTGCCATGTTTTTTCTTGTAACTGCAATGTGATCTAAGGTAATATCATTAATGACTCTTATCAAATGACCTTTTTTATTTTCTTCAATCGTAATTGCCTTGTCATTATCCAAATTAATAAATCCACCAATAGAAAGTTGATGCTCTCTCTTGCCAGATTTAACTTCTTTGAATAATTGCTTGGATTCTGCAAAATCAGAATCTAAAAGAAGATCAACAGCAAACTGCACTCGCGTTTTTCTTTGAATAGCTTTAGCCTCAAAAATTTTACCCATCGCAAATGCATTTTGGTGACTTGATAAAATGTCAATACTTTTTCTATTAGCTTGCTTCGCCATTGAAAATATAGCATTCTCATGAATCCTATCACCTTGACGATCTTCAAGATTGTCACTGGCAATAGCTTTCACATGCATATTTCCATCAGCATCTTTAAAAGCTGTTGTAAATCTTGCACTAAATTCCCATTGTTCTTCCATGACATTCCTCACTTCAAATAATCGACCTTGCCTATAAGTTCAAACAATGCTGTTTGACCTGCATTAGATTTTATATGAACGCCCATTGCACTATCTAAGATTGTCTCTTCGTCTTCCCCTTGTTTTATTGTCGAGAATGGGCTATCACCAGATGCAAGTTCAAAATGAAATAGCAAGTCGTTTGTAGCATCACGATTTTTAATTATCAAAGTCGAAGTTCTTTTTTGAAAACCAAAAAATACGCCGGTTGAAATTGCTGTACCTGTTATAATTTCTGGATTTAAGTTTGGAAATTCACTCATATCGTTTTTCCCTATTAATCACCGGCTTCGTTTTCCTCTAGCAAAGCCTCACTTATTAGCTCAAGTTTTTTCATAAGTCTTTTTCTTAATGTTCTGTCACCTCTTATTCTTTCCATACACCCTTTAAATGCCAAACTCATAATAGACTTTTCTTCTTCCTCATCTTCCTCTTCTTCTGTTTCCCCTTCGGGTTTAGGCTTTCTATTTTTAGGTTGACGTTCAGGCATATCATCTACGTTGTCAGTCAAACCAAACAAACCCAATTCAATAAACAGAGTAGCAATCGGCATCGGATAGTCAGCCCAATCATACTCAGGAGTTTTCGGATAATGCGGTTGTCCAATCATTCTCTTAATATCGTTAGGCGTTAAGCCACCAGCAGCAGCCGCCTTTGACAATCCATCTGCAAGAGAAGAAAGATCATTAATTAAAGGAGCGTTGAATTTAATTGTTACAAGATCAGTTTCAAAGGACAGTGCTGGAAGTAGCTTATGTTTAAGAACATGAGAAATTCTTTTTCTTTCGGGTTCAAATTCTTGTTCGTTCGTAACTTGCTTTGATACTGAAGCAGCAGCACGATTTATATCTCTCGACATACCATAGAAAAGATCAGAAATTCCGAAAACTTCTTTAATTTCATCATTGTTCGCCTGACGATACTTCAGGAAAGAAGCATCATCTTCAATTCCTACAGTTAAAGGTTTTAACTCTATCTTTGGAGGTTCACCAGCTTGCGGACCAATCATTTTTCTTTCAGCCTGCAATACCATCACTCGACTTGCATTTTCAACCCCTTTCCCTTGAATGTCCATGAAGCTTGTAATAGCTTCGACGCTTGCAGGATCAAGATTGCCACCAGTTATTAAAATTGCCATACGTGGCGTTGCATCGTTCTCCATGAACTTAATATTTCTAATATCTGCAAGTCTATTACCAGTAATAGCAGGAATAGCCGGGAACCATCTAGGAATTCCATAAAAATCATCAGAAGGATGTTCTTGCTTAAAATGAATAACCTCAGTTGCCATATCCTCTCTGGTAAAAGTCCCTTTTAATTCTTCACCAGTAAGAGGATCAATAGCTAGAGTCTTTTTAGGATCTTTTTCAAAAGGAACAAAGAATCTAACTTTATCCCCTCTAATTTGAACAAATCCTTCCTTATCTTTTCTGATTCGCATACTGCGACCAGGAAGATGACCAAGACCAAAAATCTTATCTTCATTATCTCTAGTAACTTCTTTATATCCATTACCAACAGCTTCATAATCAACTTGGACGAGTCTCATCAATTCTTCAAATGTTTTATCGTCATTCGCATTTTCTAAAAAATTAAAAAGATTTGTCGATTGTTCTTCGATCTTTTTTAAAGTCCTCTTCTTTACATTTCTTCTTTCTGGAACTGATAAAACATCTATAATCTCGAAACCAAGTCCAACAACATTTTTAGCCATAATATCAATAGACTTAGCAAGACGAGAACTTATCAATGTTGTTCTTGCTAAAATTTCTAAATCTGTAGGAGGTATACGAATCTTAGTTTCATTTAATCTCGCAGTACCTCTTACAGAAACAGCAGCTTTATCTTGCCTGATTCTTTTTGATCCAGGCGCACTCGCTTTTTCAATCAATCCACTTAAAGCTTTAGGTAAAACTAAAGCTTTGATAACCCAATCATCACTGTCCGCAGAAACAGTTTTCGCAACTTTCTTTGAAGACTTTTTTGAAGTCTTCTTTACAACTTTATTTTTCTTACCCATCTAACTACTCCAAATGGGATTTAAGCACCCTTGCCCTTCTTGTTTGTACCATCAACAGGAATCTTTCCACCTGTGCGAGCAAGCTTTCCAGCAACAGGTTCAGGAATATTCCGCTCTGATTTTTGTCCTCTTGCAGTAACAGCATTATTAGATTTTGCATCACCACTTCTAGCAGTCTCAGCGCCACTACTTCCACCACGCTTGATTCTCGGAGAAGCGCCAGGAATCGGATGCTCACTCTTTTTAATTTTCTCAGCCATTCTTTTCTCCCTCAACTGGAACCATCCTGAAAGGTTTATTCTTGTATCTTACAATTAAATCATTTCCCTTTTTATCTTCAGAAATAATCGTAATATAAGATTGCTTATTGAAATTTATAATATGCTTATCGTAAGTTCCATCTTTATATACAATCACAAGTCCAAGCATACCACCTTGAAGCGTACTTACATGAGAATTGATTGCTTCATTATTTTTATTTCTATTTGCAATTTGTTGCTTTGTCTTTAAAATATGACTTTTTGATTCATCTACAGCTTCTTGGTTCATTGTTTTCCTACCTATGAAACTTAGTTATTATATTTGCCTTTGAGCAACTCTTTAAACTCTTCACCAAACTCATCTAAAATATCTTTTTTAATATGTGCAAGAGTTATCATCACTTTCCATTCAGAGAATTTGGTTTTGCTCTGAATCTCTTTGATAGGCATGAATCTAAAAACGCGGTAGTAAAATACCTTCCATTCTCTTTTCGTGTATCCCCAACCTGCAATAGCAACTTTCAGTTTAGATGCCGTTTCTCTTATAATGTACTTACCTTCAAGATTTTCAGTGTATGATTGTAAATCTCTTACTAAGAAATTCTCATCAGCTAGGATATCGCCAATAAAGTTAAAAGTTCCAGGGCGTTGCTTTCCTCTATGGAAGAAAGGGAGCCGAGCATCAATGACTTCATTATGGATACACTTAGATGCGAATGTCTTAAAAGAAGCACCATTCAATTTAAAATTGCGAATCGCTTTTACAAGGCCGATGTAAGCGTCTGATATGAACTCTTCATAATACGATGTACTTTCACTCTTATGTACTACCTTACTGTAGAATTCCTCTGCCCAAGGTCTATAGAAGTTGAACAAGATATCTTCCATTCCCTTGTCCTTCTTTTTAAACCATTGGTCCCATAATCGTTTTTCTTTCTTTTTAAGCAGTTTATCTATTTTTCTTTCTTTTGCCATCACCAGCCCCACCAAAGGTTAAAACTGAATCCTTGTGAGAAAAACCCTTAGCTTCTCTTTCAGCAGCAATCTCAGCACGCTTCTTTGGAGATAGAGCTTCTTCAACAAAAGGGTGCCCAAGCATAGCACATAGCAATGCATCTGGACCGTGATCCATCTTCTTGATAGGCTTTCCATCAGCACCCATCTTGTAGATTTTAAGATACTCCCAAAGGTCAGGACAGTTATCAAGAGAGATTTTAACTCTTCCCTTGTCCCAATACTTTCTGAGATTACCAATTCCCCAATCCTTCCATTTGTTGAAAACAACACCTGCTTCTGTATCTCTTCTACGCTTATCGTACCAGAGTCCAAATCCAGCTTCTACCAGACTCGCATTTTCAAAAGGGTGAGAAGAGTCTGCAAAGATCATGAATTCACCATACATATCAGTCATTCTCTTTAGATAATTAATAATCTCAGAAATAGATGGTTTTGTCATATACCATTCTTCAACAATAGAGACATGGCCTTCGCAATCAATTGCAGGGCCAATAATAGAAGTCTGTCCAGCCCACCCCCAATCTATTCCCATTGTTCTAGTTGTCTCATGTTTCGGTAAAATAATCTCATCGTTATAAATAAAACAATCCCAAACAGACTCTAAGTTATAGACCGGACCTTTCGTTCTAGGGCGCGAGCACTCGAATTCAGTTGTCCATATTTCAATATCATTTGAAGCATAAGCATCGAAGATATTTTGAATTGGAGCATAGCCATCTGTAGTCAAACATTTGCCGTTACATCCATCATAACTGAATCCGATTAACTCTCCTTCTAAATCATACTCTTTTACTTTTCTGGTCAATTTGCATTTTTTACAATCTACTTTTCCTTTTCCTAAACAAAATTCACATTCTCCACCATCCTCTTTGCCACGACCATTACAAAAAATGCATTTATCTGGAAGAGTACATTTCTGAGCAGTATCATAAACATCCCATTTATATTTAACAAATCCACGCTTATCAGCTTGATCCCAATATTCTTGAAAAATTCCAATAGGAACATGCCATGTTGAAAAAAGCATTACAGTATATTCTTTCTCTGAGAATACCATGTTAATTGCAGACTTTACATTTTTATCTTTTCCTGTATCTTCTTGACATGCCTCATCAGCAGCAAGAATACTCGGATGCTTTCCGCGAGTCTGAGTTGCTGAATTTGCAATACACTTTAATTGTACACCATTTTTTAATTTTGTCTTACTTTGCAATGGCTTGCCGTCTAAAAGTTTGTCTGCAACAATAGGAATACATTTTGAAAGAAAACCTTTCGTATATTCATAAACAACCATTGCCTGATCTTGCGATCCAGCAAGGTCAAGCGCAGATTTACTTCTATAAACCATTAATAAAAACAATAATACAGAAATAGTGACACCTTTTCCACCACCACGAGCAGCCCATAATATGATTTTATTTGCTAATTTTCCGTTTCTTTTGCGTCTATAGAACACATCTGCTATTAAAATCACCTGTTTTGCTATCAATTTTATAGGAATATTCTCTCCATCCTTGTCAATATAGAGATATTTCTCTACAAAATGCTTAATTTTCCTGTTTTGTCGCTTCATAAATGACGATTTACTCTCTTTTTTCTTCTTTTTTACTCTTAAATTATAAATATCCTTGTTTGGATCAAATGCAATCTCCTGAATACCGTCTTTTAGAGTATCAGATATGTATTCACCGATGTTTTCTGCTGTTACGAACTGTTTTTTACGTCTTCCCATAGTTTAATCCAGTGCAAATTTAATTTTTTTACGATTTCTGCCTGTAGTCTTCTGTACATGTCTATCTTTAACCATAGTTTCCATCATTTCCCTAGTTTCCATATTAGTTTCTTCTAATTGCTTTAAATATTTATCTCTAGGCTTATGTCTACGCATAGGAGTATCATGAACTCGTACTTCTGCAAATTCATCTGCAATAGCTCTAAGTAATAATGGATTAGGCACATGTTTCTTGACAATTTCAAGCATATCTTTTAATGCAACGTCAATAACTTCTATATCAATCTTATGCTTCAGACCTTCTTCTATTTTCGCTTTCGTTAAGAGAGAACGATTTATCTTTTCAAGCATAATAAAGAAACCTTTTGCTTGATCTAGCACTCCGTCTATTCCATCTCTTCGTTCTGCTCTCTCTAGATTCTTTTTCATAATCAATGTCATGATTGCAATGTTATCGTCTATGTTTAAATACTCTTCATTCTTCTTCATCTCTTCGACAAGTTGAGAAACAGTATTACCTGCTTTAGCAAATCTCTTATTTTGTCTGACTCTAATCTTAGTTTGATATTCCTTTTTATTCATAGCCCTTCTATGTTTTTTGCAGAACTTAGAATCAGACAGTCTATTATTTGTACACCCTTTATCCGCACATTTACTACGTTCCTTTATTTTCGCCATCTTTACCTTCTCCATCTTCAGTTTCTTCTATTGTTGCTTTTGTTCTAAGAAATAAATTATCAAACTGAGGCTTACAATTTCTAAAAATTATAACTTTATTTTTAGTTGTATCACTGTAAATTTCTTCTTTCTCGTTTATAATTTGATTTCCAAAAACATCTTTTTCGCCACCATATCCAAAACAACTCACCCACTTGACATCTTGAAAATGTTGTGGATCAATTGTCCTTAACATATCCATTGTAATCATTCTAGCATCACCAGCATCTTCAATTGGCATATTCGTTTCAAGTTCTAAAATAATACATAATTTATTTAATTGAAGTTTCTTTTCACCCATTCTATTCTCCTAGATAAAATTAAATATTAGAGCTTCAATTGCCACTATCTTATCACCCAAGATTATCCTCATGATCCTTATTTGGATTAGATACTGGAGTCTCAATTCCCTCAATAACTCTTACATGATAACGTGGGTACTTCCCATCTCGAATTAGTTTTATAAAATCCTGTCGGTCCATTTTCATGCCTGTAGTTACATCCATAAATTCCAAATTTCTGCCACTTTCATCCTCTTGTATCTTTATCACATTGTAGCCAATACTATCATTTGAATCAGGTCTTTCGGGCATCTCGAATTGATATTCCGTCTGAATTTCACGTGCAAGTTCTAAACTAGCCTGCTCTGGATTTACAGCAAACTTCTCCATGATATTTAAAAGATTTTCTTCCACGGCAATAATATCTCCTGATCCGTATTCAATTGTCGGCAAAGGTACAGTTGACTCTGATCCAGTCGAATATGAAACAGAAACAACGCCAAACTTAAGATTTTCTACAATTGATTTTTTAAGCCAACTCGGATAAATTCCCTTGTCATTTTCTACACCAGTTGAAACAGCTTCCATCGGTTCATTCGGAATATATTTACGAGATGAACTAACTTCAAGACTAGGCAATAATTTCTTAAATCTAGGCGTCACTTGACCAATTTTATCAGTCTCAGTATCTTCTTGAGACACATCATAATTTTTTTGTGCAAATAACACAACGGCGTAAAAATAAGCAGAAGCAGCAATTCGAGCTTGAATTGCTTTAGCAGCATAGATAGGATTCCATAAACGCTTATCCATTGGATAAATCTTCTCCACCTCATTCATTAAATTTTCTAAGAAAGCAGTATCACAATCGAATTTGTTTACTCCAAAAGCTTCATAGCAATCATCGTGTTTTTGACAAGCATTACGGAATGGAACATCCAATATATAATCTGGAATCCATTCTTTGCCTGCATCACCACAAACATGTGCCGGTTCCGGTTGACCTGAAGATGATTGACCTGAAGATGGCCCTTGGGTTGATCCTTGTTGTGCTTTACGCTGTGCAATTTCTTGAATCATTACATTATATCTAGTGTGTATTATTGATCGGTATTCAGAATCAATGATATTGATTTCATCTGTACTTGATCCGGCTGCATTATAACGTGCTGCCCAATGCTCCGCCTCACGTTTTTCTTCAAGAATAATATCTTCAAGTTGTTCTGGACCAGCACCCAATCGTTTATATGCAGCAAGTTCTTTTAATTGTTTCTTCAATCTAGTAAGAGCAGGTATTTTTTCATCTTCTTCTAATTCATCAGCCATTCTATTCTCCTTTAAGCTGTTTCCCATCTTTTCAGAGCATCCATAGCCGTTAATTCTGGAACAATCTGTTCTCCATACTTCCCACATGTAGCATATGACATTAATCGAATCGCACACCAATGAACCAATCTTTTTGGAAGCATCCATGCAATAGCCATATATATTTTATCCATTATAATTCTTCCTTTGCCTTTATTATTAGAGTAAAACAATAACCTTTATCTTTATACTCATCAAACTTAATATCAAGTCCATCTCGTTCTAATTCTTTGTCAGTTTCAGGATTAAAATCTTCTAAAAATCTCAATACATGACTTTTTAATAATGCATAAAAAATTTCTTTATCTGTTCGACCTTTCCAATGACGATCTATATGATCAGGTATATAATTTGTTTCACTTATAAAATGTTTCAATCCTATTGTTTGTTCAACAAACTTATAATCTTTCTTCTCTGCAAGTTCTATCCATTTAATAATATCATATACAAATTCTACAATAGGTCTTTGTAAATCAACTTTCCGAAGTAAAGCATTGACTCGTTCTTTTGGCTCACGTTTTAGAAAATATGGATCATCCATTCTATTCTCCTAAGAACTCATCTCATCGTGTGCAACAAACCAAGAAGGATTATCTAAATGTTTATCGCAAGCTGTAATCATCATTATTTTTCCAGGTATCCTAATTTCATAAAATGCTTTCTCTTCACATCCATCGCATTGACAATCATGACCAAATTTAGTATCAATCTCAATTCTCTTACCTTCTTTAATTAAAGTACGAATACGTTCTGATTCATGCTCTCTTGCTTCTTCAGCAGTAGCATGAGAACATTCACAATCAATACAAGCACCAGCAGCACGAATCTTTTTATTTCTCATTACAGACCAATCCCAACAACTATCACTGTTTCTTTTTCTCGGTTCATAGTAATTCATTCTTGTATCTCCCATATATCTATGATTTTGTTTACCTGAACTTTTACAATATTTGGAATATCGCCTAAATGTTCAAAGCCAGATTTTCCTTCCTCGGCACCAATTTGTTTATGAGCAGCAATCATTCCATGAATACAATTCCTTAAGTCATCTAAATCATTTGTCTCATTCTCCTTTCCCTGAACAACAAAATAACAATCTAAGCACATAGCAAGTAAATGTTTTTGTCCTTCATAAATTAGAAATCTCATCTTTTTCTTCCTATCTGCGATATGATGTTTTCCTATCCATATTCTACTCAATCTAATCTCCTTTGATAATCTCAATTCCTAATAGTTTTCCAGAACTATCTAGATCAAAGTTTATAATATCTTTTAGATTCATAAATTTAATTTCTTTCGTTTTAGAAACTTCTCCTTCTCTAATTTGTAGATAGATTGTTTCTGTAATCTCAGAAACTGATATTTCTACACTTTTATCTTCTTTTAAATTAATATCAAATTTACCTGTTTCTTTACCTATAGAAACTTCAAAACCTTCAGATTTTTCAAAACCTTTGGATTCTACCTCTGGCATCTCTAAATCTCCTATCTAGACACCCTCTTAAACCCTGTTTACAGCCCCGTAGCGAGGTCTTAGCCCAATAGACCAGTAATCGCACTGTTTTCTTAATGCAGAAATTTGTTTAGCAAATAAATGGCTAAATATATGATCCCTATCAATCCTATCAACGAAGTTCCAATAATTGCAAATACGAGTAAAATCTCTTTTACAATTTGTTTCGTGTTCATAATTTGTTTTTCCTAGTTTCTATCTTATAACTTCGTAAAACAAACAAATTGCTGTATGTATTGTTCCTATCAAAAACACGAAAGTTGCAATAGTGATTAAAACTAGACGTATCTGTTTTCTTCTAATTTCTTTCTCAATCTGCTTCTCATAATTTTGTTTCATGCTTTGCAAGTCGTAAAAATCTAAAACTTGATTCTTAG